GTCCAGTATGTAATATCGAATACGTAGGTTACATTTAAATCTGGGAAGGTAATAATATATAGACCTTCATCTAATACGTAAGCTGACTTAATGTTCTTACTAGCAGTAACATTAGCAATCATCTCATCTTTAACTGTAACAGATACTTCTCTTAGTGGTAGTTTATCTTGGTTAGCTTCAGCAGTACGCTGTAATGAACGCACACCAGTATCAGACATAAAGAATAAGTCGTTACCTACTGCCTGAATAGAGTCTCTAGATACACAGCCAACACCTTTAATGACTTCATCTAAAACTAGAGAAGTTACATCCCAAGGGTTGTTATAGATAGCGATATTTTGTCTACCGAAGATTACTAACTTACCTGCATAAGAAGCGATATGTATAATCTCATCCCCACCCCAAACATACTTTAGGTTTAAGTAGCCTGCATCACCAGTAGACCAACCATCAGGGTCTTCTAACTGTGAATAATAGAGTGTACTCTTATCTTCTGTAATACCTCCAGCCCACATACGACCAAACTGACCTAGACCACAAGAAGGGTCGAAGGTAGTAACACCTGCTGGTTTAGTAGCTACTATTCCCCAAGTACCTCCTGTATACTCTAAGATAGAAGCACCTGTCTGGAAAGCATAGATGTCTACATCGAACTCTATGAACTGCCAATCTGAAGCTCCAGCTCCAGTAGCGAATGAGTTAATCCAAGCAGTGTCAGGGTTAGCTAAGTCTACTTCATATATTGTACCGTTAGCCGAACCAAAGATTTTATTCGTAGGTTTGTGCTCAATTAAAGCACCAATAGGATTACCTTCAGCTATTGTTCTTTGTTTGAGACCTTTACGGAATGTAACACGACCGCCTTCAGTATAGACAATATTATCTGCCTTAGTGAACCACGTAGGGTCTAGAGCAGTAGGGTGGGTCTGAGTATCTAAACCATTGACACCTACTGTGTCTAATACGGCAGCTTGTAGCTGTTTATTGTAGACAGTCATTAAGCTCTGTACCAGTCTCTTTCGTACTCGAAGTTACCTGCATCTAATTGTACAGCTTGTAACATAGAGTCTCTAGCTTCAGCAGCGACAGCACTATATTGTGTACCACCATCTTCACCACGCTCAGCGATAGCTCTTGCCCACGCACCTAAGATAACAGGCTGGGAAGGAACACGAAGAACCTCAGTAGCTGTATTTAAATCATCTTGAGCACCTACTACATTTACCGCTACAATTTGGTCATTCTCTTTAGTACTAGGTACTGGGTAGAAGTCAATGTTGAAATCAGGTTCACGTGAAGCACCTGCTTGAGATACACCATTGAAGGCATACTTAGTTGGCTCACCTGAAGAGGATTGCGCTAAAGGGAACACTGCTTCATTTACCCAATCATTAGGTACTTGATCTAAGACAGTTCCTGTGTTCTTATTGATTACGTCTAATACTTTGAATGATACACCAGCACCACGTAAGGCATCACCTAATGTGTACTGCATATTACCAGCCCTAAGTCTGATATTAAATGTCTCTCTGAGAGCATTCCAATCGTGGTAACTCTCTACGTTCTTCTTTGAATCATTAACTAGAGTACCGATTAGTTTCTGGTATGGTGTCAATGTAGAATCGTTAATGTCACCTGACCAATCAGAAGCAATAGTATCTTCTCTTAATCTAAGTAAAACTGAATTAATAATCTTACGATATGTTGCCATCTAAACTCCTAATGTGTTGTATATTTACTACACTTATGTATATATTATACCACAAATGTTGTTATTTGTCAAGTGTTTGTTTATATTTATCTTTAGCTTGATTAAATTCTCTATCGAATTCACGTATTAAGTTATCTATCTTAATTGTATTCTCGCCTACCTTTTGAGATGGAACGATTTCCATTTGCGGTGTTACTAACATATGCATCTTAGTTTCAAGGACAATAATCTTATTCATATTATCATCACTTAACTTTCTAATCCAAGCATCATCATACGCTTGTTCATTAGACACTTGTTTCTCTAATGTTTCAAATCTAGTAAATACTTCACTAGCTGTCCATATCGAACCGCCTATCATTGA